GAAGAAGCTCGGCCTCGAAGAGTACCTGCGCATCGCGAGCCTCATTTCCGGCTTAGTCGGCGGTGGTGGCGGTGGCTCAGGCCAAACTGGCACATACGGCGGTGGCGGCACAGGCCGCTTGAACCCGATCTTCTCGGCCAAGCTGCCATCCGCAGGCGGCCTTGGCGCTATCGGCGCGACCCGCACAGCGCGTCCGATGGGCGACGTAGACTGGTTGACTTACGGCATGCGGCCTGAGCTTAACTTCTTCGACTACGCGGCGCAGAATAACCCTGCGCCTATCACCACACCTATTCCAAACGAGCCGAGAGGCCCGTCGATGTACGCCCCTGACGTTGACAACATGCGTTTTGCAAAGGGCGGCTCGTCCAAGCGCAGCGAATTTGCAGTCAACGGCCCCGGCACTGGCCGCAGCGACGACATCCCTGCGGTGCTGTCCGACGGCGAATATGTGATCGACGCCGAGACTGTTGCCCTGCTGGGTGACGGGTCGAACAAGGCTGGCGCAAAGAAGCTGGACGAGCTTCGAGTTAAAGTTCGTAAACACAAGGGTCAGAAGTTGGCAAAGGGCCGTTTTAGTGCTAACGCCAAGAAGGCCGAAGCATATCTGTCTGGAGGACGCATTTAATGGCTATCAGTTCATTCCTAGCCGAGGGGGCCGCAATCCCGCAAGGCTCCGCCCTCACGGACATGACCAAGCAGCAGGTGCTGCCTGAGTGGTACACCAACTACGCGATGGACATCCTGTCTGGGCAGCAGGCTATAGCCAACCGTCCGTACGAGACAGCCCCGATGCCGCGCGTCGCGGGCTTCACGCCGACGCAGCAGCAAGCCTTCGGCATGACTGGCACCGCCGCCACGGCGTATCAGCCCCTCCTCGGACAAGCCACGCAAGCCGCACAGGCTGCCGCAAACGCACCGGGCGCGTTGAGCACAGCGCAGCCGTTCTTGACGCAGGCGGGCCAGACATCTGTGTCGAACATCGGCCAGTATATGAACCCGTATACCGATGCCGTTGTCAACCGCATCGCCGACCTTGGCACACGCAACCTCACCGAAAACATCATGCCTGAAATCGAGGGCCGCTACATCAAGGCCGGTCAGCTCGGCTTCGGTGGCCGTGGCGGCTTAGGCGGCACACCGTCGGGTATGATGACCGACACCTCACGCGCCGTTCGCGACGTCAGCGCCGACATCCTCGGCAAGCAGGCTGAGGCGCTCCAATCTGGATACACGCAGGCCGCAGGGCTTGCTGGCACCGACCTGTCGCGCTTTGGCACTCTTGCAGGCACGGCTGGCGATCTGGCGCGGGCGCAGCAGCAGCAACAGCTTGCCGCCTCTGGTGCTCTATCCACTCTCGGCGAGCAGGCGCAGACCCTCGGCCTCGCTGGCGCAGGTGCCCTTGGTGGCGTTGGCGCGCAGGAACAGCAGTTGGGCCAGAAGAACCTCGACGTGGCCTACGGCGACTTCCTGCGTCAGCAAGGTTACCCGCAAGAGCAGATCAACAACATGTTGAAGACGTTCCAAGGTGTTTCCTCTGGTATTCCGACTGCGACGCAAGAGTACGGCATCTCGCCATCGGGCGTCAAACAAGAGTACTCATCGACTGGAAAGGACATCGCCAGCGCGTTAGCCGCTGCGGCGGGTCTTGTTGGCAAGATTAAGGGTATTTAATCGTGGAAAACGCGCCTCTCGAGCAGTGGCAGATAGACCACATTCTTAGGATGCAGCAAGAATTGGGTTCGCCCGACACAGAGGAAGACGAGATGGACGGAGATTTGGACGAAGACACGATGGGCGCTCTGCCCTCAGACACCGCTGATGCAACGGCTGGTGGTCTGGCGGTGTACAGCGACCCAAATGTCCAGAAGGCTATGACTGCGTATGAAAAGCTCGCGGCGGAGCAAACGGCCCGCTACGACGCGCTGGAAAAGGCTTTGGCGGAAAAGCGTTTCGCCCCGTCGTTCAGCGAGCGTATGTTCCAGTTGTCGGCGGCATTAGCTCAACCGACAACACGGCGTGGCTTTGGCGGCATCTTGGAAAACATCACACCCGTCTTGGCGGCGCAGCAGAAGGCACAGCGTCAGGGCGAAATCACCCGTCGAGAGGCGCTTGAGCAGTTGCAGTCAAACCGGCTTGCCCAGCAAGTTGACCTCGCCAAGCAGGGCTTGACGACGGCGACTGCTATGGCGCGGATTGACGCAGCGGCTAAAAAGGGAACCGGCCCCGGTCAGTGGTCAGAGAGGTTCGGTCGGTTTATACCAAAGAGCGGTCCCCCCGTTCCCATAAAAGTCGGTGCTTTGGGTGGCCGAAGGATTGTAACTTATACTGACGGCAATAGCAGGCTGTACGGATTTGGGGGCAACCCCAAGGCTTACGAAATATTAGACGCGGCTGGTAACGTCATCGGTCAGGAGACGGAATAATGGTACAGAGCTACAATCTCGGCGACGTTAAGTGGTCTGGCCCAGAGGCGACTGAGCAGTCAGCGGCCCGCACCGACATCAGGCAAGGCGAGGCATCTGCCGCATCGTCAAGGGCCACTGCGGGGCGCACAGAGGCGCTTACGCCGCTTGAAGTTGAAAAGTTGCGCGAGGACATCCGTAAACTCCAAATTGAGAATGACCGTGCATTACGGGAGGCGAAAGAAGGTCCGAAAAAGACTGTAGAGCAACAGACCGCAGAGACGCGCATCCTCGGCGACATGAACACCGCCGTGGACGCCATTAACTTGCTGACTAAGCAGTTCAACGAAAATCTGGCGGGACAGGGGCTAATCAAATCCACGTTGGAATATTTTCCAACGCAGGCAAAGGGCGCGATAAACTCAACGGCTGCCGGTCTCGCAGACGTAGGTTTGGCTCTCTTCAAAATCCCCGGCATGGGTTCGCAGTCGGACGCCGATGCCCTCCGTTTTGTGCAGGCCAACCAGCCCTCCACCACAGATTTCGATCTTACCTTTCTGGGTAAGGTATACAACTTACGTCGCCGTATCGATGCGAAGGTGCAGTCAATGGGCCTCCCACCTATCCGGTGGACTGAACCCGTTGAAATAGCGGCGCGGCAATACCTTGCGTTGCCCGAGAGTGAGCGCAGCAAGCTGGGCGTCCGTGCAGTAGGTACGTTCAAGGACATACCGCCCGAAATGGATAGCCTGCAAGTTGCGGCTCCAACACAGGCGGACGCCTCCACCGCGCTTCCTGACAACGCCGCGTTCGCTCAACCCATCGGGATGGAAGCAGCCGCGTTTGGCGCGGATAAGACAAGCATACCCATCCCGCCAGAGATGCAGGCGGAGATGAACGAGTGGTTTGCGAAAAATCCTCGCGGCACTGTGGGTCTGAAGGAATACGCCAACATCCGCCGCGCCCTCGATGCAAAGTACGGCTTTGCTTCGGGCAAGGCGTACGAGGACGATCCGAACACTATTGAGTTCCTCAAGCAATACAACGACCCTAAACTGCCCGTTAATGTCGCGATACCTCCAGTAAATACGGAAGATGAGCGTAACCTACTAGAGCGTGCGGCGGGCACCGCCCTAATGTCCCCCGCTGGAACCGCTCTTGCGACAGGTGCGTCTTCTGCAAGCCTGAACGCTATGGACGCCCTGTTCCCCGGAATGGCGGCCCTCCGCGAGTTGAACCCTAACGCCGCCACGATTGGCGACATCATGGGTTCTGTCACTGGCAGCTCGGCCCTCGCGAAACTCGGCAAAATGGGCGGCTCCAAACTATTAAGCCAAGCGCCTGAACTGGCGAAATACGTCACGTCCAGCGGCAAGGGCGCGACCTTTGCGCGCAACCTTCTCAGCGACATTGCGCAGGGTACGGCCTATGGTGCTGCCGTTGAGGGCGACCCCACTGGCGGAGCTATATCAGCCGTTGCGGGTAACGTCCTTGGGAAAACCCTTGGTGACGCGGGCGACTTCATCCTACGCGGCGCGGATCGTGCGCCCACAGCCCAGAAGCTGATGGATCGCTACGGCATAACGGGGTTAACCGTAGGTCAGCAACTAGGCGGCGTACCAAAGTCAATCGAAGACGCAATCACTTCCCTCCCTGTCCTCGGTGACATAGTCAACCAGCGACGCCTCGAAGGTCTCCTTGACTTTAACAAGGCGGCGTTCCGCGAGGTTGGTGGCCAGCCGATGGGCTATGGTGAAGGCGCAGCGGAAGCGTTGAAAGCGGCGCGGATAAAGGCCTACGACGATGCCGTCGCGGGGAAGAGCTTCGACCTAAACGACCCAATATTCACGCAGGATATGGTTGATGCCCTCGCCGCACGCAGCCAACTGACAGGCGAGTTCGCGGACAAATTCGATGTTGCGGTTAAGAACAGCTTGGCAGAAACCCCCATCGGGCGTTCGACAACCGACACTATGACTGGCCCTGAATACCAACAGGCGCAGCGTAAAATTAGTGGGTACAAAAGCGCGGTTCAAAAACCCGGCTTCGAGCAGGACTACAGGGACGCCCTTAGCGGTGTTAGCGGTGCCCTGCGCGAAATGGTAGAGCGGCAAGACCCAACCCTCGTGCCTCTCCTGCGTGACGCCGACATTATGTATCGCGGTGAGAAGATACTGGAAAGCGCCGTAGAGAAAGCAAAAATGGACCCGACAGGTCTCGGTGCCGATGTGTTCACTCCGGGCAACCTCGTGCAAGCTGTATCCACAAACACTCGCAAGTTCGGTGGAACGCCTCCGCTAAAGCAGCTTGGTCGGTACGCGCAAAACGTCCTCCCGTCGAAAGTGCCAGACAGCGGCACTGCCCGTCGTGCGGCACTGACTGGGCTTGGCACTGTTGGTCTCGGCGGCGTCGTTGGCGGCGGCGTTGGCGGCGTTACTGGCTACGACAAAGAGACAGGTTTCTCTCCCGAAGACGTGGGCTACGGTGCGGTAACAACGCTGACCCCATTGGCTGTCCTCAGTTTGTTAGGCTCTCGCCGTGGGCAGCAAGGTTTGTCGAAGATGTTATTCGACCGCCCTGCTGTCGGTGGCAAGATTGCAGACCTCGCCGAGAAGTACTCGCCGCAGCGGGTATTGGCTCCGGGCCTTATACCAACTCTGGTGCCCGAAGCACGGGAAGAGCCAGTACTCGCGTCGCCAGAAGAAGTCGCAGCCGCCGAAAAGGCCGCCGCTGAAAAGGCAGCAGCCGCACAGGCAGCAGCGGCGGCAGAGACAGAGGAGGTGCCGCTAAAAGGTACGATAACCGATCCACGTACAGGCCGTCAGATGGAGCTGCGCGGCGACCGTCTCTTTTACGTAGATACTGGCGAACCGGCTGATATTGATACCTCACGCCTATTGGATCGCAGCGACCCTGCCCTCGGTAGGTACCGTGGGGGCCGCGTTCAGGCGTTCAAGACAGGCGGCAGGGCAACCATCGCCGATATGGCACGGCACTACGGCGCACGCCGCTAAGAGGAGTTTACGATGGCCGATAAGAAAAAGAAAGCGAAGCAGCCTTCTGCGGGCGATTACCTGCGCACGCTCGGAGACATATTTGTCGTAAACCCGCGCAACTCGCCAGCGGCCACGATTGGCGGGGCCGCATATGACTATGCGACGAAGTCCACGCCCCAGAAAGTTGTGCGCGACATCCGCAGCGGCGTGCAGGGCGCAGAGGACTGGCTGCGCAAACAGAATAAAGCTCTCCGCACCAATCCCGTTACGGCAACTTTGCAGATGCTCAAGGCTGGGTACATCGACCCTTTGGCCGAGCCATTCCGCGTCTTTCAACAAGCGGCGACCGAACGGTCACGCGGTAACGAAAGCGGTGGGGCGAAACTCGCCGCGATGGTTCCACTTGCTGTGGCTGGTGTGGTTAACCCCCAACTTCGCGGCGCAGGTAAAGCCGCGACGAAGGCGGGTGTAGAGGTCGCGGAGAAGACAGCGAAGAAGGCAACGAAGGGCACAACGAAGGGCGCAACAAAAGTGTCCGAAATGGCGGTTACGCCAGAGGGCAAACCATCAAGGCCGATACAACGCTTCAGTGCTGCCCGCTCTGGTCCTAGCGCCAACCAAAAGCCACTGGCCCAAACACGGACCCCGTTGCCTGAAACAGCGCCTTCTTTACCCGCATCTGTGTCTGGCTCTTTCAACGCTGAGGAAAACGTACCTCTTACGTTTAAGGGCATGCAGCCTTGGGAACTGACTAGCAGCCAGATGGCTGACCTCGGCGATACGCTGGGCGTACCAAATCTTGGGCCACTGAACGAGCCTGTCTCCTTTCCTTATGAGGCAGGCGGTGGCGAACGCTTCGACATACCGGGCGGCCTCGAAGGCAGGTTCACCTATGAAGACATGGCTAAGATGAAGGCTTCAGGGATCGACCCCTCGCGGATTGATCCTGAACTCCACCGTGGCATCCAGCGTAAGCTGATGCTGTCAATGGACGAGCCTGAAGGTCTCTCGGACGCCAAGGTGCTTTCGGGTCTGACCTTTGGTTATACATCGCCCAACAACCCGCTAACGCCAAACCAGCTTGCCACATCTCGCCTTCGCATGAACTCGATGGAAGATTTGGATCGCATCATAAACAGCAGGCCGTGGGAACTGACGGACGCAGTCACGAAGGAACAGAGAGAAGCCTTTAGTGACGCGCTTGCTAATCGGATGGGATTGGGTGCCGCTTCGAAGGGTGGTATCGGCGCACGGGGCAGCGTTGACTATTCGGGATACACGGACTTCCTCGATCTGTTTCGGCGCGACCCAGCTTTCTTCCATCGCAAAGAGGGCGAAGACTGGACCGGCCTTGTTGAACGCATGGCAACGCAGGTTCCCGGCCTATCAAACAAAACTGGGTCGTTTGGTGTTGCGTGGCAGCCCGATGCCGGTGTCTCTGCGATTGATCGGCACATGGCCAACAGGTACATGGACACCATTCTTGCTGATCCCGCTAAACGCGAGGCTTTCCAAAAACGGGCGCTTAACCTTGCGGCTATGCGTGCAGCAAAAGAAGGAAAAGAAGCGCCTACTTCTTTCGAAGATTTGAACAAGGGTTTGATACAAGAGTTACTCTTGTCAGAAGTCGGCAACTCCCCCTCACCAAAGTTCCGCGTGAAATCCGGCGACGTAAACCCAGCGGTTCCTGACTATCTTGCCGATGTTGATTGGATTTCTGAACCGCAAAAAGCCGAATTGATGGGCCAGACATACAAAGATGTGGTCGCAGCCAATGAGGACGCTATGGCTGGGTCAGGCTTGCATCTGTTTGGCAACCAGTGGAACATTTGGGATCGCATTCGGCAACGCTTGGAGCCACACGAAAACATGTTCCCCGGTCTTGAGAATATTCCAAGGCTCAGTGTTGAACAGATGCGTGTTATAGACGCGGCCCACGGCTTAACTGGACACAAAAACTACAGCAAAGACAGTGAGTTTAGGCTCCAGCCAACGAAGGCTGGGGACTACCGGCGCTTCCGTTATTTCTCGGATGGCGGTCTTGCTGTAAAGAAGCGTAACGAGGACTTTGCTGTCCGTGCATAAACGCGGTCGATAGGCAAGAAGAGAACCAGAGGCTGACTTCATGCAGGTCGGCCTCCTGTTTTATTTCCATAAAAGTTTTTGCCCAAACATCCGCGTCAACGCACATGTCCTGCTCCAGTTTCTGTCGTGCATCGTGCGTCAACGTCCGTCTCCCTTCGCTTCAGCCAGCAACGCGGCATAGGCGATGTTATCCTCGGCGCTGTCGGCGTGATACTCGCTGCGCGTGAACAGGCGCACCAGCTTGACCTGCTGCATGAACATCCACCCCTCGCTCTCGGTCAGATCGCGGCCTGTGATGGCGTTGAAGGCCGTCACAATCTTGCCCATTGAACGCTCGCCCTCTGGCTCATCATAAGTCGAGGATCGGTCGTGCATGTGCGCCGCAGCGCGACCCAGCAGCTCGGCAGCCTTTGGCTCAGGCACCTTGGCCGCCTCTTTGGGCGTCTCCTCGTGCGAGTGGTAGCACTCCATCGTCTTCTTCATCGTGTCGTGCTCAACGCCGCAGCCGCTACATATAAAGCTCTTGCTCATTTCTTTTTCCTTCGTTTCATGGCTTCTAACAGCACCTCTTGGACGCTGCGCTTACTTGACAGGCGTTCCATGACCACATCGTCCACCGTGTCGCGCACCAATATGGGGTATATCAGCACTGGGCGATCATGCCCCGCCTGCTTCTGCCGCATGGGGCCGATGCGCTCGATAATCTGCATATGCTCTTCTAAGTTCCAGTTGACCCCGAAGAAGGCGAGGATGTTGCCGCCGTCCGCGAGGTTGAGGCCGTGTCCCGCCGACGCAGGGTGAGCGAATAGTATCGGCACCCGTCCGGCGTTCCAATCCCTGATCGTATCAGGGTTAGCGTCCAGCACCCGACCCTGACGGAAACGAGCTTGTAGACGTTCGAGATCGTGCTTGAAGTTATAGGCCACCAACACGGGCGTGCCGTTAGCCTCTTCGATAATGCTTTCCAGCGCATCCAGCTTGGCATTATGTATCGTCTCCCACTTCCCGTCTTCGCCTACGTACAGCGCGCCGTTGGTAATCTGCAACAGCTTCTGCGTCCGCACGGCGGCGTTGGCCGCCTCGACCTCGTTCTCCGCGAGCTGCGCGAACATCTCCGTCTCCATCGACACGTACAGCTTGCGCACCGACGGGATGAAGTCGGCGTAGACTGGCACCACGTTCGGCTCCTCGACGGACAGCGCACGGACAGTCAGGCAGACGTCGCGCAGCTTCTCCTCGACCTCACGCTGCGTGTGCTCGTATGGCACGAGGCTGTAGCCGTCATAGCCCTTGCGGAACCACCGCTGCTCGAAGGCGCTGAACGTGCGGCCCAGACGCTCGCCCTTGTCCAGAAACCATATCTGCCCCCACAGGTCTTTGACCCCATTGGGCGCAGGCGTCCCTGTGAGGCCGATAAAGCGCGTCCCCTCACCGTGGGCTACCTGAGCCAGCAGACGCGCCCTGCCGCCTCCCTGACGCAGCCTGAAGGACTTCAGGCGGGTGAACTCGTCGGACACCACAGTCTTGAACGGCCACGCGTCGCCCAACTGGTCGCGCAGCCATTTCAGGTTTTCGTAGTTCATGCAGTAGATGTCAGCTTCCTTGGCCACCGCACGTTCGCGCTGCTTCTGCGTGCCGGTGATGACACTGACGCGCAGGTGCGACAGGTGGTCCCACTTCTGAACCTCTTCGGGCCACGTTGACTTTGCAACGCGCAGCGGTGCCAGCACGAGCACAGGGTAGATGTCGTCCACGACGGACATATTGTCCAGCGCGGTGAGCGTGGTGACGGTCTTGCCGCCACCCATCGGCATCCACAACGCACAGCGCGGCACGTCGTATAGGAAGCGCATGGCCTCCTCCTGATAGTCGTGTGGCTTAAACGTCCGTGTCATGTCTTATCTTTTCCGCGATTTCTTCGATTTCTTCGATGGTGCGCGCCGTGAACACCGGAATGCCTGCGTCCTGCATGCGCCTGACCTCACGCTCCTGTAGCTTGCTGTAGCGGTCTTTGTCGGCCTTAACCTCAATGAAGGCGATGCGCGGCCACGTCCACCACACAAAGCAGTCAGGGCAGCCCCTGCGGCCTTCCCAGCGCACCTTGCGGTACTGGCCGCCGCTCTGCTGCACGACGCGCTTGAGATGCGCCTGTAGCTTGCCTGCGGGCGTCATGCGTCAGTCCTCACATGTTTGTATACGGTATAGTAAGCCTCAGTACGCGACGGTGGTTGGCACCAGCACGCGCTGGACGCCTCGTGGCTCTCGTCCGGCAAGTCGTGCCCAATCACTTTCGGCCCCTTTAGGCGGCCTTGGGCGTCTGTGCAGCTCTGATCCAGTACAACACGTCGCATGCCTCAGTCCTTCTTGTAGCGGTGGGTCTCGAACCCAGCCGCAGCCAGTGGCAGGCCGACAGCCCACGACGGGTTGGTGGACATGGCCCCTGCCAGTTGGCCTACCGAGTACTCATCCGTGTCGGGCACTTCGGTAATCAGTTCGTCGTGCACGCGGATGCAGACTTCGTAGCCGAGCTTCTCTGCGCCGACCATGCCAGTCATGAACACATCGCGGGCGACTGCCTGCACGATGTTCTCGACCAGCTTGCCGCCGTAGGTCTCAACGCGCTCCCACTTGCGGGTGTATTGGTTCGTACCGTCGAAGGTGATGCGCCCGTCCTCGATTGTCGCGTTCGGGTAGGACAGATAGCGTCCGCTGGGCAGCTTGATGCGCAGCCAGCCGTCTTTCATGTCGAACTGGAGCATGTCGTAGTGGGACAACTCGTCTGGCTTCCTGATGGCTTGCTTGGCCGACGCCTCGACGCCGTACCAAAGTTTGACCACATTGGGGTGCGACTTGCGCCACGCGCTGACCAGTGGCTGGATTTCTTCGTCCGTCATGGCTGCGACCGCAGGGCCGCCCATCGTGCGGAAAGCTCCGACGCCGCCCTGATAGCCGCACGCCAATTCCATTGTCTTGCCGTACTGGCGCATCGATCCGTCGCCGCTCTTCTTGTTATCGACCACCTCTTCGGGATCGACGTTGAAGCCCTTGGCATAGGCGACCACATACAGGTCGTGCCCGACGCCACGGTCGAAGTCACAGAACGCCTTAACCTTCCAGTCCTCGCCCGCCAGCCACGCAAGCACGCGGCCCTCGATGTTGGACAAGTCGGCGATGACCAGCTTGCGACCCTCTGGGGCCACCAGACAGCCGCGCACGGCGGACGAGCATAGGTCGGTCACGTTGTCGAACAGTAGGTCTTCGCAGTCCAGCTTCATGGCGGAGATGCCGGTCTCAATCACGTCGGCGTCCATCGTGGGGCGCGGCAGGTTCTGTGGCTGGAATATACGCCCCGCATCGCGGCCTGTGCGCGATGCGCCGCAGAACTGTAGTGTGCCGCGCAGCCGCCCGTCAGAGGACGTTGCGTCGAGCAGCACCTTATATTTGGCTGGTGAGGTAGCCGCCGCCTGCTGCCGTATTTCCAGCAACTCGCGCACTATGGGCGTCAGGCCGTTGCTGCGGAGCAGCTCGGCGACTGTGGACTTAGTTAGGTTCTCTGGCGCAAAATTGTGGTAGTCTCTTAGATACTGTAAGAAGCGCGCGCCCTGCGTCAGCTTCGTTACGTGGCCGCCTGTCAGATCGGCTGCACGAGTGGCCAGAGTTCCTGAAGTTCTTCGAAAAGCTCGAAGGGCTGCGTGGGCGAGTTCAAGGTCGATGGCGATGCCACGGTCATTAACTCCTTGGTCAATTCGCCAAAGGTTCCGCTCACTCCGACTATTGTTCCAATTCGGCAGACGTCCATATACGTCTCGCATCGCGTCCACATCAAGGCGGGCGTATTCGATGAACTCATTCCATTCGGTGGGGTGACTGACATGATCGGCTCTCCTCAGCTTCATGTTTTTTGGGCGTGGCTTGGTGAACAAGTGTATCAACTTCTTGCCCGCCTTGTCTTTAGCTTTGTCGGTCGGCACGCCGAGGACGTCGCACAGCGTGCCCAGCGAGCCGGGGAGGCTGTGGGCGAGCGCCTGCACCATCGTGTCGCGTATCTTCTCAACGGGTATGTGGATGCCTCGATGGCGCAGGATTGTGCGGTCGAAGTGGCTGTTGTGGATGACGACGCGGTCGGCGAAGTCAATCATCGTCTGAAGTCCCTCTGGCCAGTGACGTCGGCCATGTGTGCAATCCCAGACCTCCACAGGCGCATCGTCTACCGCAAACGCCACAAGCAGCACCTCCGCCTCTTCGGCATAGCGGTGCGTGCCGTGCGTGATCGGCACGGGGCTGTATGTTTCGAGGTCAAGCCAGAGAGTGCTCACGAAGCACCCGACTGACCGTGCTCAAACCGTGCGCTGCGCGCCGCTTCGGCGGCGGCAACAATCTTAGGGTGATTGCCGCTGTAGGCTTTATCGCCGTGATACAGGCCGCCCCAGAAGCCCAAGGCAAGCGCTTTTTCCCGCGTGCGCTTGGGCCTACAGATGTCTCCGCAAACGCGGTCACCGCGCCCATCAAACTCAATGCCAATCTTATCGCACAGCGGGCACACACAGAACAGGTACGGGCCGTCCATTTGACCTGCACGGTTCATCTCGTCGCCCTCTTCGCGGTAATACGTGTCTACCGTCCACCATTGGTCGTAGGGAAGAACTCCGGGGGCCATGTAATCTTCAAAATTGCCCATCACCACATTGTGGTACGGCTCCCCCGCGACAAGCAAGCCCCGCGCGTCGGTGGCCGCGCCAACGTAAGCCAGCTTCCGGTATGCGTCTTGGTCGCGGTGGTCGAAGTTGTCCGGCTTTACCTCGATCCAATAGTTTTGGTCAGGCAAGAAGAAGTCTGGAAGATAGTAGCCGAGGCCATATTCGGACAGGTCGAACCCTTCAGGCTCAAACTGCCAGCGCAGGCCGAGATGGTCGAAGAAGACCGCCCAGCGGGCCTCAAGACGGCTGCGGAAGTGATAACCTTTGTAGCGTGTTTCGATTGCTTTAATCATGATGTTTTCCCTCAATTCTGGTGGACCGCGCCCCGCGAGTTACCAACAACGGGGGAGGGACCACCCGGTGCGCGGCGCGGTCCGCCAGAAAAGAGGGCGCGACGGTTGCTTCCAACTGATGCCGAGGCATCCAACCGTCGCGCCGTCCCTATAGCGTTAAATTAGATCGAGGCCAATAGCTGACGCGTAGGCATCGACAAGGTAGCGTTCTTCCTGCCGCTTGTCGGGGTCTAGTGCCCGCAGGCGAAGGACTTGCCGCATGATCTTGACGTCATAGCCGCGAGATTTACCCTCGGCAAAAACGTCTTTGATGTCCTCGGCGATTTCCTTCTTCTGCGCCTCCATGTTTTCGATGCGCTCAAAGAGCAGGTTCAGCTCTTCGCCAGCAACGAGGTTGTGTCCGATGTCAGACATTACAGGAGGTCTTCCGCGTCAACCGCAAAGTCAGCGAACTCGCTGGCTGAGGCTGTGGAGCCGCCGCCAAAGTTCTCACCGTCATTGGCAAACATGACGCCGCGCAGGGTGCAGTTAATGCGCTGACCCCACTTGTTGTCCTGCGGCCAGATGTCAACCGACGCGTGGACATAGCAGCCTGAATAAATCAGACGCTCGATCTCTGCCTTGCTGGTGACTTCATTGCCGAGGCGGTCAACGACCGTAGGCTGTGTGCCTGCGTTGCGTGCGGACAGGTAGAACTTGCCCTCAAAGCCCGCATACGGCTGGCGTGTCTTCTTGTTGCGGTACTCGGCCTCAACATAGCAGACCTTCTTGTCGTCGGTCAGGGCGTCGATTACCTCTTGCGCCTCGTCCTTCCACTTGTCCTTGGCTGCCTCCAAGATGGCGTCCTTGATTTGCTTCACGTGTTCGCCCTTGGGGTCAACGATCAGCTTGGCTCCGTAGGCTGGCTCACCTTCGCCAAATGCTTGGGGCGCGCCCAAGGCAGGGAAAGCGATACGGATATTTTTAAGCATTACTTGCATTTTTCATTTCCTCAGTTTGCAGTTAAGTCACGGAAATCATCCATGACGGGTTTTACGACCATCTCTGGCCGCTTATCGGTGGCGGGTGCCACTGATGGCTTGCCCTCGCTGCGGGTGATCTGCTCTTGCAGGTTCGCCCAACGCTTGGGGTTTTCTTTGAATATCTTCTCGGCCTTTGTGGGGCTGATTAGCTTGAAGTCGTAGACCTGATCGTCACGCATGCGGAAGGTCTTCTTCATCATCTCCTCGACGGCTGTTGCGTCCTTCCAGTCACGGTTGCCAGCGCGGCCCGCGACCAGCTTGTATCCAGTGACAGGCTGACCCGCGAGCAGGCGACGCTCCGCTTCTGCACGCACAGCCTTACACCACTGCTCGACCAGTTCAACCTTCGACAGTGCCACAGGCAAGTAATTGTCGCTGGTATCGGGCGTGACCTCCTGCGGCACCAAATCGGCGAAGTCGCTCAGGTCCGCCGCGCCGACCACCTCGGCCATCTCGGCGCGCAGGGCTGGGCATGTCGCCTTGGCCTTGCAGAACTTGCATTGCTTCTCACCCGGCACAAGCGCAGGGTCTTCCCACCGCACCTTGTCCGCCGCGTGGCGAACATCCTCACCGAAGGTAAGTAATTCACTTACTGGGATGCTGTATTCGCTGACGTGGTTCAGACGCGGCTGGTGGATGACCATCGTGACCGTGTCGAAGTCGCCGATGAGGTCGTATTCGTTCAGCGCACCGAGGGCGTAAATCATGAGCTGCGGGTTGTTGTCCGCATCGACCCTGACACCCATGCCGTATTTCAGGTCAATGATGATGATCTCGCTGCCTTTGATGATGATGGCGTCAGACGTGCCGCCTGCGCCTTCTTCTCCGGTCAGGTGGCCGATGCCGACGCGCTTCTCAACCATAAGCTCGCCGCCTTCAGCATACTCACGGACGAGCTTCATATAGTCCTTGACGTGGTCAACCATCGTCTGGTCGATGGTGAAGTCGAAGCCGTCAACAGTGGCTGGCTTGCCAATCAACAGCGCGGGGTCTGCGCCGCTGATGAGGCACTCTGACGCAATCTCATGCGCCAGTGTCCCTTCGGCGGCAAACGAGCTGCTGCTGTCAGGGAACGGTGCCTCAAGCGCGACGCTGCCGTGGCAGACCATCCAGCGATGTGCGCCAGACGGGCTTAATTTGGCGTGGATGCTCACTTCGCCAGCGCCTCTTGCATGAGGGCGACCAGTTCAGGCAGCAAGGCTGGATCGATCATGGATGCCTTAGCCACACCGAAGCGGGACAGCATCTCTTCCATGACCGGCTTGCCACGCACCTCCACGACCTTCAGGACCATCGGCCGCACGTCGGCTTCGAAGTCGAGCGTGGCGATTGGCAGGTCAACGACCTCCAGCTCTTCGTCCTCAGAGGCCGATGCCGCAGGGGCAGGGGTAGAAGAGGGTTCCGTCGTCGTTGGCTGGCTCTCGGAGACTTCCGCAACTGGCGCACTCTTGGGGGCCGGAGTAGGGTCCACGGGTGCGGCTTCGGCTACCTCCACCTCAACGACCGCAAGCGCCGCCGGATTGATGTCGGCGTCCTCGGAAACGTGTACGTTGCCGACGGGGTGGGCAGCACTGTTGAGCAGACCACCATTGTTGCCGCGCAGGCTGGCACCGATGGCCAACAGCTTGTCGGCCACTTCGGGGATACTGTTGCCTGTTACTTCGATCTTAATCATCTATCAGTTTCCTTTTTTCAGTTCTTCAATAGTTTCGTCGCGCGTGGCAAGCATGAGTTCGAGTACGTCGATTTTATGCTGCAACTCGCAAAGCTCGTCGTCGAGCCGATTGGCGTCGCGTTCAAAGTCGGCGGCGCGCTCCCTTGCGGCTTCAAGTTCTTCGTCAAAGTCGATGTACACCTCTTCCAGACGCTCGCCCAGCACGATGGCCAGCTCTGCGGAGGGATTGTACTTCGCCTCTTCAAGAAGTTTGCTGTCCTCGCACATGCGATAGCGGCTGCGGTCTAAAAGTTCCACGGTTCTGCTCCCTGTTGCTTCGCCAGCTTGCGCGCCTCGCGCTTGCCTGACACGGTAAATGCGGCCACGTTCGAACGGCGTCCGTCCGCGATCCGGTTGATGTAGAGGGTTGGCGGGTACCGATTGGTACCCGACGTGTATTCTGCGGCTAAAATCATGCCTTCCTCGCTACGACCTTCACGGTCGTGTAGCCCTTGGCTACTTTCTGGTTCTTGCTGAACCAGCGTCCGTCAACGCCCAGCTCGCGGAGCTTGGCTTCGGCTGCCTTGGCGTCGAGCGACGAACGCTCGGCGACCGTAGACACGGTGGCGCGGAAGGTGTTGCCTTCGACAGCGCCTTCGCCGCCATTGATGAGGATGCCGATGAGATTGGCCTCGACTGCCTTCAGTTCGGCAATCTGAGCCTTGATGTCGCCCAGACGGTCAGCGATTTGGCCGCCGAGGTCAAGAACGGTGTTAGGTTGTGTAGCCATTAGTAATTTCCCTTCGTGTTGTTGGTGACACGGTCTCTAAACCAGTTCGTTGCAGGCGTCAACCCCCTTACGTGTAAAAAATTACAATGCCGTTCTTTATTTCTATCAACGGGTCTTTACGCTTGACCAGCGACTGGATCGCACGGTCCAGATCGCGGCGGCGCAGGTCGCGCTTCGGCGGCTCTGGCTTCGTCATGGCGGCAAAGCACTTGTCGAACAGTTCGGTCAGTGGCGCACGCTCAACGCCCGCATACTGGTCCTCGATAATCTCAAGCACGTGGCGCTCATGTGGGCCGAAGCGTTGGGCCTTTGGACCCGTCTCCTGAACCACCGGCACAGGCACGTCAGCCTCGACGGCAACGCAGCTCGTGATTGGGTCGCCATCGGCGTCCACGCCGACGACTATGGTTTCCAGACGGAAGCCCCACTTCAGGCCGTCATCGCCGTCCTTCATCTTCGTGATGCGCAGCTCGCGTGTGCCGTTCTCATACTTCAAGACCTCAAGCTCGGCGTCGGCCGCCGCACGCTTGCCTGACCAGCCGCGCACGCCCTTCGACGCGTCCTTGCCGCTGTGGTCCACCATTAGGATCGTCGCGCCTGTGGCTGTCTCCAATGCGCGTGCGTTGGCCAGCGCCAGACCGACGTCCTCGGAGCTGTTCTCGTTCGCGCCGGGCGTGACCTGCGCCATCGTGTCAACGATGATGACGTCCGCGCCGCCTGATGCTGCCACAGCCGCAGCCAGTTCGGTCACGTCCTCGGACAGCAGGAAGTTCGGCGGCACGGTCAGCAGGCCGATGTCAACGTCGGCCGGATCAATCTTGTGGTGCTTGAGGTACGCCTTCAGACGCTTGCTCATGCCCTTACCGCCCTCGGCGGCGATGATTAGCACGCGGCCCTTCTTCGTACGGTTACCGCGCCACGCGATGCCCATAGCGATTGCGTAAGCCATGTCGATGGCGACAAAGGTCTTGCCTGAGCCTGACGCGCCGAACAGCACGATAAGCCCAGCGTCAGGCAGCACGTTCTTAATCAGCCAGCCGCCCGGCTCCATCATGATGCTGACGGCGAGTGACGTGATCGGGAAGCGGCCCGTATACTCTTCGGGTGTGAACATGCCGAGTGCAGGCGTGGCGGCAACCGCGCTCATTGCTGTGCGCAGATCGTCAACGGTTGCCGCCAAGGTGGGGCGCGGGGTGGATGATGCGCCAGCCTCCTTTGCCATCTTGATGACGGACGCCATAGTCACCTGACGGTGGCCCGAACCCTTGCGGCGCTCGAAACTGTCCCATTGCGTCCGTAAACCTTCCTCGCTGGGGTACTTCGACCCCTGCGCCGACCAGTCGTTCCATATCTCAAAGCCAGTGTCGTCACCATCGCACTCGTGGTGCAGGGCCATGCCGACCCTAATCCAGTCTTCGCGGGGCATGTCCGCGTCGAGCACGGACAGCAGTTCCTCCATCTGGGAGATGCTCAGGCCGATCTTCGGCTCGCGGCCGACCATGAAGTCGTCAGGGTCAGCCACGCGTTGCTGTGTCGCGGGGAAGCGCGCCGCGCAGAGCGGTGCCACCAGCGTGTCCAGATCGGCGATGGTGTCCTCAAGGCCGAGTAGGTCGGTGTATGGCATGGCGTTGCCGGTGAAGGTCACAAAGCCGTTGCTGGTGAAGACTTCAAAGCCGTAGGGGTTGCCCTCGGTTGGCGACTTACGGTTGCCATAGGAGCCACGCACGAAGGCACGGACGCCCATGCCGCTGGGCGAGTACTCGGCGTAAGTCGAGCTGGCGATGCGCTCGATCTCTGGCGGCAGCTTACCCTGCGCGTCAACGCAGTTGTCGAAGTCGAGCGCAGTGATGCCGAACTCTGGCATGAGCGCCAGACCGATGCCGGTGAAGCCACGGCGCGCGGCCGCGTCGCGGGCTGCGGCGAAGGTGGTCATGCGGCCACGGTCGTCAATGCCGCCCTGCTTGCCGTGGCGCTTTCCGCCGTCGGCATAGTAAGGCACCTTCAGCGGCTTGCCGTTGGGGTTGTCGGGGTCTTGTTCGAACCGCCAGATTAGCCAGCCCTGTAGCTCCCGCAGCTCGGCGGGGGCCAACACGGACGTGTTGTGCGGTGTAATTGGTTGCACGTTGCCCACAGGCGGTCCCTCCTCGCTCATGGTTTTAGTTAGATGCAAAGAGAGCGGTCAGCTCTGGCTTAAACAGCTCCACGCGTGGGATGTCAAACAGCTTCTCGATCTCTAGTGCGCGGTTGGCTGGCACCCAGCCCTTGCGCAGCCAGACATATACCGCCTGATGCGATACGCCGAGCTTGGCGGCGAGCGGATTTGCGCCGCCCGCCATGTCGATGGCTTTCTGAATGCCTGTCATTTCAATCTCCATTATGCGGCCAGCTTCTTGCCGATGCGCGCCTCGACGGCGTGCCGCAGCATGAGCGGCGACGTAATCCATATCTTGGACACAGTGCGGTAGCGTTGCGTGAGCTGGCTCAGTTCCATATCGGCCTGACGCAGTTGCTCGGCCAGACGGTCGCGCTTGACAAGCGCCTTGCGGGCGTCGGAGAGGACGATGTCGATGGTGTCGGTCATTTGAAAACCTTCCCCTTGGGGCCGATGCAGCCGGTCTTTGGGTTACGGAAGTGGCCTTGCGCTATTATCGCCTTCAAGTTGGCAACCCGCGCGTCGGCTTCGTCAAGCTCTCTGTAGAGCGCGTCGATGAGATGTGTTCGCTCTATTATTACGATCTTTGCGCGGCGCAGTGCGCCCCACGGATTGATAACGTCCATCATGTCAGTTTCCCCTCATTGTGTGATAGATGCTCCAAACTGCGAATATGAGCGCCGCAGAGAAGGCGAGTGTGATAAGTTCGTGTAGCATTGTCTGTCTCCCCTCAGTGTAACGTGCCGTCTGGGTCGTTGGCGACATTATAAATCGCCCGCTGTATGGCCTCGTGCATGGTGATGATGTCTTCGCTCTCGGCGGCGATGTATGACGCCTCCGTGAATATATCGGCCAGCACGGCGTTAACCTTCGCGGCGAGTTCTTTTTCATCCATGTGTATGTCCCTTCGTTGTTGGTCCGTATGCAATACACAAGTTGATTGCGGATGAAAAGCCCCTACGGCAAAATAATTGATGACTTCGGCTGCGGCGCTTCGCCGCGATGCAGATTGTCCTCGATGCTCTCGATGATGCCGCCGACAAAGCCGCTGGCGAAGCGCAGGGTGCCGATGTCAGCAGGCCCAGCGGTGCGCGTGGCGACGTCTATGCCGCTCTGCATCGTTGTCAGCATCTCAATGACGGCTGCCTTCTCGGCCTCGACTGCGGCGGTTATCTTCTTGCTCATCTCGATAGGTTCCAATCTACTAAGCGCAGCGTGCGCGGTGGTATGCTCGACACGCGCTGGACGGCGGTGTCGGTGATCTTGACGCTGTGCGCGTACTGTATGGCGGCGAGCTGCTGCTCAGGCGTCATCGGCCCGTGCGTTCGGCCAGAGGCCAAGATCGCGGCGCACAGGTTCTTCGATCCGAAGAAGGCGTCCTCGATAATCTGGCGCATCTTAGGTTCGAGGCCGATGGGCGACTTGTCGGGGCCGTCACTGATTGGCGTCCTGCTCTTCTTGGGGGCGGGTGCGATGCGCCGCTTGGCGTGCGCGCCGCTCATGCGTTGAACTCAACGTCAAAGGCTTCCGCGACCGTTAGCTGGCCGTGCCAATCTTCGAAGGCGTCGTCGTCCTCGCTGCGAAATTCGCACCACAGGTCGGTCAGATACTCTTCGCGGATTAGCTCAAGCTGCTCTTCGTGTTTAAGCGAAAATTCGTCGAACTCCTTGGCGTGCGCAACGGCCTCCACCATCAGTGCAGCGGTACGTTCGTCTTTGGTCCAGTCCATCATTTTGTAGTCCTCTTGTTGTTGGTGAGACTGTCACTAAACCAGTTCGTTGCAGGTGTCAACAGGCTTATTTAACGCATGCACGATGGTGGTATGGCAGCGGTTCATTATCCTGCCGATCTCATTCGTTGAGTAGCCCTCCTCTCTGAACATCAGGATGCACAGGCGGCGCACGCCGACCAGATGCTTGAGCCGCGAGGGGCCGAGGATGTCATGCACCGTGTAGCCGTGCTCGCTTGCGATGGCGTCGATAGCGGCGAGGTTCTTTTCTCTGGGTGTCATTGATCCCAATCCTTATTGTTTTTGAACATGTAGGCCAGAAGCCGGTCGATGATGCGGCGTATCAATCCCACCAATCTTCCTCCATCTCTTTGCGATCTTCGGCGGTGAGCGGAGGGCGCGTTGCGAAGAGGTAGGCGGTGAGGGCTGCCAGCCCAAGGACCACGAAGAATAAAGGTGTGTCGCTCATTTGTTGCTCCTTAAAATCTAATCTCATCGTCGGCCCAGTCGTAAATATCCCAGCCGAAATTGGTGAACAGGAATTGGCGCAGGGTCATTTACTTTTCTCCCGTATATAAAACCAGTCAGCCCACGAAATGCGGCCAGACCTGCTCCCCGAAAAGTAGAAGCAGCTTCTGCCCTTGCGTTTGTCAGCCATCTCAATACGCTTAGTTTGAATTGGGTTTGTCATCGCCCCTTCTCCCATGTCAGCGCGTCGGCTTTGCCTGTGAACACTAACCACGCCGCCTTAACCCTCGAGCAGAACGACGGGTAGCCGTATGCCCTAGCCGGGACCCAT